ATCTACCATATACATTTTTCCTGTGTCAGAGTTTACTGCCCACAAGAAACAGGCTTGATAACCTGTAGAAGCTGGGTCAAGTCCTGCAATTAAATGTGTATTTGCTGGTACCTGCCCAATAACTCTGTTTACATCTCTGCATACATCAATCTCTTCTACATCAAACATTGTAATACCATCAACAAATGCTTTGTTAAGATACACCATCTCAAAGATAGCTTTACCACCTGTGGTTTCAGCAGCGTGTAATCTTGACAATAACCATTTGTAACTACGCTTTCCTGCCCATAACATACAATCTTGATGTAACTCTATATCGTTTTCTGGAAGTACGCACTCTGTACTATGTGCTTCTTCTACGATTGTGGTCATCTCTGGGTTCTCTAAAAGAAAGTTATATAAATCTTCTGGGTGCTGTCGTGAACCAATGACTACAATAGCAGTATGTTCTTCTTTACGACTAGAGAGTGTTGTTGTCCACCATTGTCTAGTTTGTTCCCTAGCACTTGGCTGTACTGTGGTTCCGTGATCCTCAATGTCATCAGCAATAATCAAGTCACAGTCACGAGAAAGTATCTTTCCACCTTTACCTACTGCAACCATTGTTGGTGATTTAATTCCAGTTACTGTTCTTGTAGCTGTTGTAAACTGTCCTGATGTCCAAGACTTACCAGATCTATTCTTAGGTTTAAATGTTTGTCCTGGTCCACAGAAATCCTCAATAAGTTTTTCATTATGTTCTAAGTGATCAACTACTGCACCTACTGCGTTCTTAGCTATCTCTTCATTACCACCAACCCACATAATCCTTACATTAGGATTTCTACATATCTGCCATATAGCAAAGTGTGTAAGTAAGTCAGTCTTGCCGTGTCGTGGTGGACTAAGAATCATCTGTTCTCCACCTGTATCAATAGCATCTAAAATAGATTGTATCCATCTCTGATGGAAGTCAGCTGTTTCGTATTTATCTCCAGTTTCTGTTTGGAAATACCTATCTCTAAAATCTTCAAACTTTTGTAAGGACTTAATAGCTTCTTCAGGTGTTGACCAATCTTCTCTTTCTATTGCTGTAGTTTTATCTATGCGATAGGCATTGTGCATTTTATTGACAATATCTTTAGCTACACCAATAATTCTTGCTACATCAGATTGTGTTATGGTTTTATTCTCTACAAGCGTTGCATAGCTTTTAACATACTCTTGATAGTGTTCACCACGATTTAATGTGGTTTCGTTTATATCTAATTTATCTATAGCTTCTAAACGCTCACGCTCTTTAGCTCTTTTGTATTTAGCTCTGTTAGAACATTGGGTTGAACAATAACGGCTATTACCATTCTTGATAGTAAATTTTTTCTCACAACCTGTATTGCTACATTGTCTGCGTTCAGCCATTACTTCTTTTTAATCTTTTTGACTTTACCATTCTCTGTTCTTGCAAACTTATGTGTTTTAGTTTCACGAATTAAGGTACCAGAGTATCTTTTGCCACCCCACATCCAACTAACTTTTTTAGCCATTCTCTCTCCTTACCAAGCTCTACACGACCAATATCGTGCAGTCGTTTTATCCTTAGCTGTGCTGCATTTGTGTCTAGCACGAAACGAAGCACGAGCTTCAGGATTGTTTTTCCTAATCTTCATATTAGGGTCGCCAAACATTATTTTCTTGACTTTCCCATTTTTCATTACAAAGACTTTAGACTTCTTACGACCATAGCCAGGCTCACCCTTTCGTATAGGGCTTGGTGAGTTTAACTTCACCTTCATACCTCGCCATTCAGCCATTACTTTCTCTTCTTTACTTTATTTTTTTTCATAGCCTTTTTTGGCTTATATCCTTTACCAGGCATTATATCTCCTATACTATATCTTGTATGAGTGATTATATCAAAGGAAAACAATATCCTAATCATAAACCCTCTACAACATATAGTAGTGGAAGAGTCTGCGTTCACAAGGAATGCAGCACAGTTATTTCTAAATACAATAAGTTTCGGCACTGTAATAACCATAAACCTAGATCATATCCAAGAATCAAAGGCAGAAATGCTCCTAGTGATTTACAAGAACCATTGGGGTAAAAAAAAATTTTTTTATTCACAAGCTGGACATAAGCCTGATCCTGTTTCATCCCAGTAAGGAGATAAACATTTATCACAGTCTGCTACAGGTATATCCTTCATAGGTTTATCGTACCATACCCTAGAAGAACTAGGGGTTTTTTGGTTAATCACAAACAGGGAAGTGTTTTGATATATTCATTATATACCAGATAAGAAACTAAGTCAATAAACAAAACCCCGTATTGCTACAGGGCTTTGTACTCGTACAGTCTGTCCATTTACTGTTATGAAAAATATGAAATCCACAAACCTTTCCATCCCACCATTATTAAAGATGTTAAGCTCTCTTTCTTTCATAAATTGAATCATATCCTCATATGATTATCTGGATTTTCCAGATACTTGCATATTACTTATCGTGTGATATTATGACAACAACAAACAAAACATTTCTCTAGCTCTTAGGAAAGGAATGTTGGATCAACACTAAAGGGAAAGTGGATTAGCTAGACCATCATAACTAGGGTTAAAGCCTATTACTTCACATATTTATTTGTTACTATTTTTAGTTCATTCTGGTTTTGGGAGGGAGTGACACAGGGTTAGAACCACAATAAAAGATATACAACTAGAATAAACATTATGAAATGCACAGAGTGTAAAGAACCACTCAAACAGATCAGAGATAATACTTATTACTGTATTAGCAGTATTACTAACTGTAGTTTATCTACCAAGACAGTGCATATTTATTAGTAAAAGTTTCCAAGGATTTACTGGTGTGTTACGCTACGCTAGGCACCCCAATTACCTTTAACTATGCACTTGAACTATCAATGCAACATAATGGATATTATAGGACAAGTTTTTTTTCTCAATGTTTATAAGGTTTAATCTAAAATAACCTAGAAATAAAGCAATCTGTAAAACAATAGGATAATTTTTTAAAATAACTAGGGGGATATGGTTTTGAATGGGATAAGCTAGATAAGATTGTGTTTATGTTACCTTCTAACATATCCTGGATAACCCTAACCAATTAACCCGATCGTAACCAGATTAATAAAAGAAATATAATTAAATACTTTGTATTACTTCTGTAATGTGTATAATGAATGTTACAAACATAAGGGGAGATTATGAAAGTAATTAACAAAGACTACATTAATAAAAATGAATTTATTGATAATCATTGTGAATTTTGTTGTGAATGGTTTGATATATTTTTTGATGATAAAATTTATGTAGTTCAATTAGAAGATGATACAATTTTAACATTCTGTAATGATTATAATTGTTATCATAATTGGAAAGTATAAAGGGGGAGTAATGGCGATAATTACAGAAGTTAACGAGTGGGATTTTAGAAGATCTTTTAAAGAAAGTAGACCAGATAATTTTTCATTAGAGGGATTATATACCTTGTATAATTACTTTAATGATTTATCGGAAGATATTGGCGAAGATATACAGTTGGACATAATTGCTATCTGTTGTGACTTTACCGAGTATGAGAGCTTGGAAGAAGCATTAGAGCAATATCAAGATATAAATACTTATGATGAGTTAGAGCAACACACAAGCATATTAAATATATCTATGTTCTTTGATAACCATAAGGGTATTATTATCCAGGCATTTTAAACAGTTAGGCAGTACATTTCCTTTGTTGTGTACTGCTTATAGTGTTTAAAAGTTAGACACGAAAGGGAGGTTAAAAGATGAATTGTACAGAATGCAATAAGCAATTAAATAATTATGAGTACTTTTTAAGTAGTCATAATATTTGTGATAAGTGCAGGGCTAAGATATGGAAGGAACAGGGTTTAAATGTTTAGTATAGAAGGGTTAATAATAACGATCGGTTTTATAATCGTGTTACGAGTGGCTATTGTAGGCACATTAAACGAAGTAAGACATTACAGAATGATTAAAGAATATAAAAGACTATTTCCAGAAGTATGGAATTAATAAAAGCTAAGCAATAGCTAAAGATCAAACCCTAGTTATCCCCTTATAGCTAGGGTTTTTTCTATGGATCTGTATAACTAAAGTGTAGGCAGACAACGACTATGTAGCGAAATTGTAGGCACATAGAAAATGTAGGTAAACTATACGACAGCTATTGACAATGTAGCGTAAAGTAAACAGTATTTGACAATAAATACAATGTAGGTATAATGTAGGTAGGTTAATTAAAGAGAGGAAGATATGAGAAGAACAAATTATAAATACTATATTGAATATTCAGTTAACAGAACTGAAGAACGAACAATATATATAGATGACAATAACAACTATGTATATAAATTTAAAGGGCGTTACTTAGAAGTAGATGATTGTGAATACAATAGTGTAAATATACCAATAGATAAAATGACTAGAGGTATGTTAAATCAATATACAAAAAGTCTAATTATAAGTTGTAAGTCTTTTCTAGAAACAAAAAGAGAAGAACAACATAAAGTTAATGAATACAAAAAGTTTATTGATATGTTCATACCTGAAAATTGTTTATCTGGTTTAGAAAAACTAGATGAAATACTATATGAATACAAAGTAGAGTTAGAACTATTTGATGAACAAAAATTAGAAAGTGTAGGGAAGTAATGGCTGATATTACAGAAGTAATAGATGATTATTGTTTAAAAATATATGAACATACTAATTGGGGATATACAAGCACATACTCTAAAGAAGAACTAACAGACAGATCTAAATATGACCTTGAATTAGATAACAGTATTGTTATTTGGTACGAGGGATTAAAGGAGGAAGAATAATGGAAGAAGAAAAATCACATAGCTATCAAGATATGGCTAACTTAACACATACAACACAAGTTATGGAATTTAATTGGTGTTTGTGTGAAGAACAAGAACAATTTCCATACGAAGATTGTCCAAAAGAAAGTGTAGGTAAGTAATGAACGAAATAAAAAGATTGTTTGATATATCTATGGAAAGATATAACTTCGTTGTTAGTTTGTTGAATAAAGATCAAAGAAAAATATTACATCAATGGTATGTAGATACAGGTGTAATCCAGGAGGAAGAATAATGGCTTTATATATTGAGCAAGTAACAGAAAGAGATAGTTATTATTGCGATATTTGTTTTAAAAATATACCTAAAGATACAACAGTAGATAGTTTAGATTTAGGGTTTGAAACACTAGGTAATTATGATATTAAACATAAAGATTGTGGGGAGGAAGAATAATGAGTGTAAGAATTGCTTATGAGATTAGTGAAGAAGATATTTGTTGCACAATAGGTGTAGATTTCGCACCATATAAGTTACCAATAGACTGTGATTGTGAGGAGGAAGAATAATGAATTGTAGATTATGTGAAGAAAATTATCCATTAATAAGTATGACTAATGGTATATGTTCTATGTGTATGCAACTACATAGCAAAGCAGAACTACTAGAAATGTTGGTGGAATAATGTTCGCAGTAACAACTAAAGAATGTATACATTGTAGGCAGACAGGTACAGTTATGGTAGATCCAGTGAAGTACATAGAGTTTATTGAAACACCAAGACACTTACGCAGACTAATTCAGGATATATTCCCAGAACATAGCAGAGCAGAACGAGAGCAACTTAT